GAAGATCCAAACACCAAACTGAAGAGCCAAACACCAAACTGAAGATCCAAACACCAAACTGAAGAGCCAAACACCAAACTGAAGATCCAAACACCAAACTGAAGAGCCAAACACCAAACTTAAGATCCAAACACCAAACTGAAGATCCAAACACCAAACTGAAGAGCCAAACACCAAACTTAAGATCCAAACACCAAACTTAAGATCCAAACACCAAAATTAAGATCCAAACACCAAAATTAAGATCCAAACACCAAAATTAAGATCCAAACACCAAACTGAACTTCAATGGTGTAATACCATATTTTATAAAATTTTTATATTTTGGTTATTATAATATAAAATATATATTATATTATAATAAAATGGTCCTACTCGATCCAGTTCCATTTAATATTTCTAACAAAATTATTAATACGAAAAAAACATTTAATTTACCAGATGATTCATTTTTATACATGTATAAAGTGGATTACAGTGAAAAGATTGTTAGTTTTATGGAAAATAGAAATATAAATGGATTAATAATAACTGTCTGGAAAAATGAAAACGATTATAATCCATGGGAACAACTTGTAGTCATAAAGCTATACCATAAGCCAAATGTATATTTAAATTCAAGTGAATTGCTATTGAATATACAAATACAGCAATTGGACAAGGATAATTATGAAATAAAAAGTGCTTTAAGTACAAATATATATATATATAATTTAAATATATTTTCACTCAAGGAATATGAAGTAAAAAAGGGTCGCATATATTGTTTAAAAAAACAAAGCAACACTGAATTGGCATATTACATTGCGAATTATGATTAATTGAATCGATTCATTATTAGATTAGATTAGATTATATTATATTATTATTTATTAAAACAATTTAAATGATAACTGCGTTTAATATATATATATCAATCATGTCACCAGGAGCCGCATTAGCAACTTATATTAACGAAATCTCAGAGGATGACTTATATTTAAATCCAGATCCCTTACATTTAAATAATGAACGAGAGATTGATAGTTGTGTAGTGTTGTGCTTTGAAGAAAGAGATAACCCTGATGACTATCAGTCGATTGATACCAGGATATTTGTCTCATATGATCATGAATCTAAATCCTATGTTATTAATGGCAGACGACTGGACGTGTTTTCAAAGAGTGGTAGAAATCGAACAAACTTCAAGCCATTTATGTTTTGTGTAAAAGAATCTGCTGATGTGGCTGAATTTATTTATACAATCTTTAATAAGAAAAACATGATGAGTTATACTTTATATAATTATAATAATTTGCCTGAGGATGCTTGTGAGTTGACTTATGATTTTATGGAGAGTAATATGGATCGTGAATATGAAATCTCTGCGTTTGATAATGTTGGTATTAAGAAGGCAATAATTAAGCGTGTGGTTCGAATGGCGAGACACATGTTTAACTAATTCCACCTTTGAAAAGGTGGAGCCAAACAATTTATTATGAGTCAAACAATTGCTAGGGAGTCAAACAATTTATTAGGAGTCAAACTATTTCTAGGGAGTTAAACTATTGCTAGGGAGCCAAACAATTTATTATGAGTCAAACAATTTATTAAGTGCCAAACAATTTCTCAGGATTAAAAAATATATTATATACAATATCATACACCGATTTATCATATTTAATTTGAGATGTATATGTAATCTTATTGAAATTACATATTTGTCGTAAAACAGTAATAAACGAGTTATATGTAAGCTTCTTATCTAAATATTTACGCTTTGATAAGTGGTAATATTGTTTACAATTAATCATAAATTTTGGAATACTTTCATTAAATACTCCTTTTTTATAAACATTGTTATTTACAATATAATATTTATCAGTTTTGACAGAATTCTCTTCTAATAAATCTAACAATAATTGATTCGGAACAGATTCTTTAAATATTTGGGATATAACAACCATGGTCATATTATAATAATTTATATAAATTATAAAAATAATTATAAATATAGAGAGATAAGAGAAGTTTACAATCTAGTAAATTTCTAAATACATGGGTTTTATTAGATATTAGATATAGTCAAAATCTTGTGTAAATTATTGGAAAATAAAGCCAATTCGATCTCATCTTCATGAATATTATAAAATACTGTAATATATTTACAAATAAATGGTATAATGCTATATTTTTGTGCTTCAGTCAAAAAATCAGTGATCTTAATAAATATGAAATAATTATCTAAAATATCCATAACTGAATAACCCTTATCATAAATAGAATATAATAATTTTATAGCATTCACAAGATCCCCATTTTTAAGAAACATTGTATATTCTTCAAATGTAAAGAAATTTATGTTAGTACAAACATTGGTTGCCAGATCCAAATCAATCGGGCGATTTAATAATTTGAATTTTTCCATATAATTTATTAAAATTTTAGCAGTATTATTACACACATTTAGAATAAAACTCTCGGCATCATTCTCAATCGTAATATTCTCATGATTCTTAATTTTGTGCATTATTTTTACCAAATTGTCTCTTTGAAGCGGTTTAATTTTAATAATTATTAACCGAGATTGGAGCGATTCAATCACCTTCTGCGAATTGCTACAAGAGGAAATAAAATGGACATTGTGACTATATTTATCAATACAATTACGAAACACTTGTTGGCTCTGTTCATTAATGAAGTCGATATCATCAAGTACAATGATCTTCTTCTTACCTTTAACTGATGAACATGTCTGGCAAAATGTTTTTACATCAGTTCTATAATAATTGATACCCTGCTCTTTAAGGCTATTAATATGTAATATATTTTCTTGATATTGAGTGATATTCAATCCATCATAATATTCTCTAATAACAGCATTTAGGAAAGCAGTTTTGCCGCAACCAATATCACCAATAAATAATACATTTAGATTATTCATGTTAATCAATGTATTCAAAATGCTTACCATTTCAGGATCCGTTTCAAAATCCTTGAAAAAAAATGGCTGATATTTATTTAAAAAAAGAGGCTGATTTTGATCCATGTTAATATAATTATTATACGTTAATAAGTATTTAAGTTTATCTCAAAATATAATATTATATTTAAATGGGTGATAATTTTTATAGTATATTGGAAGTCCCAGAGACGGCGACAATGGATGAAATTAAGAAATCGTATCGGCGTTTATCGCTAATACATCATCCGGATAAAAACAATAATTCGTCTGATTCTGTTGCTAGATTTCAAAAGATTGGTGAAGCATATGATGTGCTTGGCGATGCTGAGAAAAAACAGGAATATGATATGAGTCGCAATAATCCTTTTATAAAAATGATGGGGCAACCTGGGGGGTTTCAGGGGGGCAATAACCCAATGGATGATATTTTGTCAAGTTTATTTGGGTTTCCAATGCAAGGGATGCCGGGAATGGGAGGGCACCAAATGGGAGGACACCAAATGGGAGGACAAATGGGAGGACACCAAATGGGGCATATGGGATTTGGATTTCCGATGAATATGGGTGGAATACATATGGGGGGAGGTGGATTTGGACCTAATGTACGTGTATTTCATAATGGCCAGCCAATTAATATACAACAACAAATTCAAAAGCCGCCTCCTATTGTAATGAATATTACAGTACCAATTGATAAGATTTTGTCAAGTACAACAGTACCAATTGATATAGAGCGGTGGATCATTGAGAATGGGAATAAGGTATTCGAACATGAAACTGTATATGTTACAATACCAAAGGGGATTGATGAAGGCGAAATGATTATATTAAAAGACAAAGGGAATTCTATTAATGAAGAATGTAAGGGTGATATAAAGATCGTAGTTAAGATTGAAAATACGACTGATTTTCAGCGATCGGGATTAGACTTGGTTTTACAAAAGACCATTTCAATTAAGGAGGCGCTATGCGGGTTCGTATTTGAATTGAAATATATTACTGGGAAGACATATACGATCAATAACAATGCCGGAAATATAATACCAAATGGATACAGAAAGATTATACCAAACATGGGTTTCACTCGCGAAGAACATACAGGCAATTTAATCATCGTATTTGATGTTAAATTTCCGGAGAAGTTGTCTGATGAGGCGCTGGAGGCGCTGAAAAACATCGAGTTTTAGTATAATATTTTTTTGTTATTTGTTAATATACATATGACTGAAATTATTAAAAATAAATTATATTTAGGTGATATGTTTGACGCAAATGATGCCGATGTTATAAAAAATACAAATATATCAGGTATAGTTTGTGTTGCCGAAAGATTAAAAATTATTAATTCAAATCCAAATGTAACAGTTTACAAATATGAGTTGAGTGATGATTATAATTGTAATATTTCTCTCTATTTTGATGAAATTGGAGCAATTATAAATAAAGAAAATATTGTATTAGTTAATTGTGCTGCTGGAATAAGCAGATCATCAACAATTGTTATTGCTTACATAATTAAATATTACAAATTAGATTTAAAAAAAACATTTATTTATGTTAGAAACAAAAGAAGACAAATATGTCCAAATAAAAAATTTATGGAATGTCTATTAGATTATGAGTTATCTTTATTTGGCGAAAATAGTTTGACTTATGATGAGTGTATTAAGCTATTTTATTATACATAAATATATATATATTCGAAAAAAACCATTTAAAGAGAAATTATTATAATTACTTGAGGAGTATAGTATAATATACAAATCATGGCAAAAAGCTCCTTTAGCTTAGTGGTAGAGCATTCGCTTTGTAAGCGAAAGGTCTTGGGTTCAATCCCCAAAGGGAGCTCGTCTCATATATTTTATCTTTCTTTAAAAAGGAAATATAAAATACTTATTTTAAATTTATAAATAAATTATAAAAAGGGAAAAACAAATATATAGCGATATAGTATAAATGGGATCCATTAGACTCAACTCGCGCGTTTTTACGAATTCATTTGCCGGCAAAAATTCTGCCGCGTATTATCCGTTTTATGTCCAACAAAGAGGAAATTCATTCTATGGCTTAAGTAAGCCTCAATATTCGCACCAAACGTATTACCAATTGGCGTATAATGGCGCTGGCATGGGCAGCAGAAGCAATCGGTGGGAAAGAGCCAATAATTGGAAGCCGATCTCGTTTATTCCTCCCAAATAAATGGTATTTAACAATCAGTAATGATTATTCGTTCATTTAAATACCATATATTTTACCTTGGAGATGATTTGCCGATTCTCTTTACTAATATTATTTGTATCATTATCATGGCCTACTTCATTTGTATAAATAATATTGGGGAACATGCCTAAAAATGGGATTCTATACCCATAGTAACAAACACGCCTTTTTTCTAGAGGTTTAATGTTAGTCCAATCCTCGATTGAGTCCCATTTCCAATACCAAAAACTGTTATTCACATTGAAATGACGCCCTTTGCTGTCAACGACCATAAAATTGGTGAATCCATTTTTTACAAATTTGTATTTCTTTGTAATAAATAAGTCTTCTTGTTCAGTAGTCGCAAATGTAAAACATCCGTGACCATACAATAGTAGCACATTTGCGCTATATATATAAAATGGACTTATCTTTAAACTGAATGCTAATCTTGCGTAATTTATGAAATTATTAAAGAATGATTTGGACATGTATATTTTGCTATTGTTGTTAGTATAATACTTGTTTAATCTTTAAATAAATATTATATTGTTCTAAAGAGGGCATGTGGAATTAGTAGCAATTACTGGACTCGTTCCATTAAGAGTTCCAACTCCACATCCAGCATCAACTGTAGGATTATTAATGGCACCACTGTTATTAAATGTGCCATTATTTGTAATCGTGCTTCCATTACAGTTAAAAATTTTACCCAAATAAATATTTGTAATTGTGCCATTATTGACAATTTCAGAACTATAATTGTTGGTGATGATAGAGCCCGCGTAGTTATTAATTGTAGAACCTAAATAATTAAATGTGTTACCACTATTATTATTAAATGATCCGTAATTTTCAAGTATACCATCATTCTCAAATATAACTGTATTGATAATACTGTTATAATTATTAAATACACCAGTATCAGTGTTTGAAATCGCGCCATTGTTTGTAATTGTTTGATAATTGTTAATAGTACCAGTGTTTGAAATCGCTCCACCAGAATTAGTAATTACGCCACCAGAATTGTTAGTAATTGTGCCACCAGAATTAGTAATTGTACCACCATTATTGGTAATTATGCCACCAGAATTGTTGGTAATTAGTCCACCTTCATTGGTAAATGTAGCGCCAGTATTATTGTTAATTATACCAATATTAAAAAAATACACACTATCATTATAAATTACTCCACCTGTATTGTTATTAATTATACCATTTCGATTATTGTTAAGCGTACCATTTATGGTATTATCATTGTGAATTGTACCACTATTATTAACTGTTCCATTGTTGTCAAATGTACCACCGGCGCTAATATAGAGCATACCACTAGAAGCTATAGCAATGGTGCCATTGTTTGTTAGTGTAAGTCCATTGGGTATATAAAGCACATTGCCAGAAGGAATGGTTAAGGTTTGGCAAACTAAAATAGTTGTATTTGCGATTAATGTCCACGTCAGTTCACCACCATCCATCGCAATATCTGCTAAAGTTACAGAAGGACATGGGGGTGGCACCGGAGAAGGCACAGGCACAGGGCAAGGTATGTACCCATTTGGATTATGCGTATAGTTACTATATTGCCCTAGAGTAGTATAACAAGGAAAACATTGTTGAGGACCGCATACAGTTGCTAGGCGATTCTTTGCTCGCCTATTGGCCGTTGATGAAGCGCCTACACCTCCTCCTCCTGGCTTGTATTTATTATATAAATAAGTTGGACTATTACATGTTATATTTCCTCCAGGATTAAATTTAGTACTGCGTCTGCCACCAACCCCCGTATTCTTTTTGAAAAGAAATCCAGGAAATGTATTGCCACCGAACCAAAATTGACCATTTGAATTAGAACCAGTTCCGAAACCAGGCATTAATATATATTTATGTAATATTTAAAATCAGATATTATATGTATTTGTCTTTGTCTTTGTAAAATAGGATATAAATAAAAATATTAATATTTGTAAAAATATATATATATATTATTATTACAATAATGTCACAATCACAATATAAATTGAGCTATAAGTTTCAAGAGAAAGATCCAAGAGATTTTATTCACAAAACGGTTATTAATCATACTAATTTGGAGGTGACAACTATTACAAAGAATGGTGTTAGTACATTAAAGACAACAAAGGTAGCTCCAACGGCATTTACTGTGTCTAAATTACCCACAATATTAGATCAGTCTAGTTTAGGTAGCTGTGTTGCTAATGCGTTGTCATTTTGTGTTAGTAAACAAACAAATAAGGCAGTGAATTTATCCAGATTATTCTTATATGCGATTTGCCGTTGTCTTGATTATACATCATTAGATCAAGATGGTGGCACAACTGTTAGAACAGCATGTCAATCATTATCCAAATATGGCGTTTGTAAAGAACAAATTTATCCTTATAATATAACCCTGTTTTCAAAATTACCACCCCTAAATGTATTCAATAATTCAAAGAAATTCAAGCAATTTACATATACATTTATAAATCAAGACTTGGTAAGTATTAAAAACAGTTTATATACATATAATAACCCAATTGTCTTTGGTTTTATGGTATACTCGAGTTTCATGTCAAATGATGTAGCTAATACTGGACAAGTGCCAATGCCTGATGTAATTAATGAGATGCTTGAAGGAGGACATTGTATGGTAATTGTTGGCTATAATGACACTACACAAATGTTTACATGTGCCAATTCTTGGGGGGCAGGATGGGGAAATAAAGGGTATTGTTATATTCCTTTTGATTATTTGTTAGATCAAAACTTGGCTAGTGACTTCTGTGTCACAACTTTTGTTTATTAGAAATAGAAACAGAAATGTATAATATTCTTAATATAAATATATTATACTTTACTCCAAATAATGAGTTTGGCTCTTAGCTACGCAGAACCTTTCATAAGCGAAGCGGAAAAGGTGGATTAGGAGATCTTTCTCGTAGGAATGTCACTAGACACAATATAAATAGAATTCTCAGTAATGATAATGTATTCAGTAGCGGACTTGTAAAACTTAGCAATAGGACTAGTGTACTCCTCAGCAGACTTAACTAGTAACTTCTCACCAGATTCTCTCACACCAACAAGTGCCTTCTTATCAACAGAAGCAGTCCAATAATCTAACATAATGGGCTTGTCCTCAACAATAGACAACTTTGACGCATGTTGGAGCGTAACATCAGAGGGCAGACGATAACTAGAATTATTTGTAGAAACTGTACCTTGATCAGGAGCAGGAGCGGTAGAGACAGAGGTAGATGAAGGAGCGGCAGTTACTGTTTTTTCAGACATTTATATAAGTTTTATTTTAAAGTCTTTAAATACTTATTAACATTTATTCTTTTTATTCTCAAGAATAATTTTTGGGCTTTATACACATTTATTCAATTTATATAATATAAATAATATAAATAATATAAATGAAAGGTATTAAACAACACAATCATTTAGTAAATGAAAACCCACAATATGCTATAAATAATGTAGATAATTATAAGCATATTATTCAATATTCAATCCCAGAGATACTAACAAAATTTGTTAGTGTAATCATAGAATTTATGAATTTTATAACTGAAAAAATAAATATGAGAAATAAACCATATATAATTTTATATTTGAACGAGGCATAGATATGCTCATCCATGTATTTACAATAACGTTATACTATACTAAAAATCTAGATCTAACATTCTATCACAGTCAAAAAGCATATTATTTCTACATAGAATTCATTGAACAGATATCAGACGACAATATTATGTTCCTCCAGTTAAGTTCAAAGGATGCTATTACATTTGTTTACAAGAAGACAATATTTGAAATCAATCATGAATATAAACGTAACGCAGTTGAACTAACAAATGATGAAAAACATATATTAGCACATCTTGATATTTATATATCCATTTATAAGAATATTATTATATTTTTAATAAATCATATAGATTTCAAATATGACAATAAAATAGAATATATTAATACATGCTGTGATAAAATCAAAACAATTTGTGAGGAATCAAATAAAAACAAAATTAAAAAGAATTATATTGAATGTATTTATTTGTTTACCGAATTATTGGCAAATAAGCAAATTAAAATAGCTGATTTTTTTACATTTATTATCGATTTTATAAAACGAGTACAATCAAAGAAAAAAGTCATAGACGATAAGCAACTACGACACAATATATATTTATACCTAAGTTATGACGATGAAACTGAAATAAATAATAATCTTATAAGTTGTATATTTACAGAATAGTATACCCTTTTTATACCATTATAACCGTTGCTTTTTTACATTCTAAGACACGATATTATTCCTGATATTAGTGCTGCCACTAATGCCAATATTACTAACACTACTAATATTGAGATTATTAATGTTATTATTGCCATCTAATACAGTAATGATCTTCTTACGTATCTTTTTATTTTTATCTTTAATATGGTTGTTATTACTATCTACTAGTCCCTGACATATATTTTCAAACTCGTCGTGTAACAATTGTTTTAAAAACTCATATATTTTAATTAACACATCTTCTTCACACATACCAACAATCAACACGCTCCCAGTTCTAAAAATCATGAACGACACTTCTACTATATTTTTATACTTTTCCTTATTTTCAGTATTAATTTGTTTACCAGTTTGTATACCAATGTCCTTGTTATAATAAAACTTACATTGGACTCCTGGGTATGAACAGGGATCGTATATAGCATGAATATTGTATTTATATTTTAGTATATCATATAATGTCTCCCTGTTAATAAAGAACCCGCAATGAAAATTCGAGTTAATTAGAACAGTGTCGCTGGTCTTATTATATGACAATTGCGTCTCGCTGTGTATTTGTAAAATATCAATAATACTTTTTAATACGAGTTCAAACATCTCGTCACTTTGAACACCAGGTATTTCCAATTTGCCCGTGTTAAATACCTTGATGTGAAATTCTCTGAATCCTGTCCCTATTTTTAAACGAATGATCAATACAAAACAATTATAAAATGCTTGCTTCTTTTTTGAACGATAACTCATAATATCCTTCTTTGAAATTCCTATTGTGATCTTGCGAATATCCTTGAATTTAATGCGTCCGCTTGGATTATCAATGTGTGACATAATATGCTCGTCAAAATATAATTCCTTTTGTAACCGTTGCTGAATATCATCCAATTCGTCCTGTGACTTGGAGTTAATCTTTATTTGTTTTTTAATAACGCCATTACTTGGCGTAGCGTATGGAATAACAGGTATATCCCAGAAGATTTTAAGATCAACTGGAGCAGTTAAATACGCAATTTTGGATTTTGTAGAAATATAAATATCAGATGGTATAGGAGCATCATTATTATTATATATTTTTTTTATATTATTACAATTACTAGTATTATTAATAGAACCATTACCATTATTACCATTACTATTTTGTTCATCATTATCATTTAGATCATTTAGATCATTTATATCATCATCATCATCATTTGGATCATCATTTGGATCATCATTTATATTATCATATTTATTGGATATAAATGATGACCATTCATCGTCTACATTACCAGACCCTTTATTATTAATATTATTATTATGTTTTGAACTTAGAGACATCTATATTACTTTTATTATATCTCTTTAAATTCTTTATATTAATTCAATTCTTTTATTTTATTTTTTTAAAATTCTTTTCCTTGTACAATATAACATAATGATAAGTAACAAAGTATCCGTCATCCATCAAAGGGATCATTTAGCACCAATTTCACAATCATCTCCTTCAAGAAAAATTAATGAAGGTAATTGTTTTAAGGAATATAGTTTAACTCAAAATGAGTTTGACCCATCCAAATGTTCTCCTCCAAATGAATTTATGTTAAAATTACAATTACGGATCTCTATGTATCAAAATCAACCTAATCAAATCAATAATAATCAAAATAAAGTCGACATTCGAGTCAATGAGTAATTAATATAATGACTATTTTTACAATCCTCAAAGTGCATTATATTCTCAACAAAATTTAAAAATTCATTTGATACAATTTCACCCTTGTTTCGAATAATATAATTTAGAAAATCCTTCATTATATTTTTCTTATCAATATTATATTTTGAACTAGTTTTTTTAATAAATCCACTTGTTATATTCATGTCTGTCTTATTCTTAATTAAATTATATAATTGTTCCCATATTGTGTCGTCAATTATATTAAAATCAGAGTCCTTTATATTCTGATTCGATTGTATAAAATTTATCATACTACGTATATCTGATTTATACAGCTGTTGTATTAATTGTAATGAATTGTCCGTTATACTCAATTTCTCAGAAATAGCAATCGTTTTTAAAAAGGAAATAATGTCACTTTCAGGTAACTGATTGAAACGCAAACGTAAAAATTCATTTTGTAGACCTTCATCAATGCGGCTAATATAATTACAAATAAGACAGAAACGAACCCCATGTGTGTAATTTTGTAGCAAATATCGCAACGCTTGCTGAGCATTCTTGGTCATATAATCAACTTCGTCTAATATAACAAATTTCATGCCTTTATTAAACAATGATTTTGAATTTACAAACTGGTTTATTTGATTACGAATGATATCAATGCCTCTTTCATCGGATGCGTTTAAATGAATCATTAGACCTTTGTGTTTTTGATCAAGGACTTCCTGATAAGAATTTACTAGATTTATAATTGTTGTAGTTTTTCCCGTACCAGGAGGTCCATAAAAAAGCAAATTTGGAAAATAGGAAGTATTAATAATATTTTTAAGTATTTGCTTGTTTAGTGGATCTAATACAATTCCATCAAAATTTGTTGGGCGCCATTTTTCAACCCATACATTGCCATTACTATTATTACTATTATTATTACTATCATTATTTAAGAAAGAATCCATTAAATAATATTAATGTAATGTATTTAATATTTAATCTAACAAATAATCTAACAAATATAATTATACAATAAAAATACAAATTAAAAATAATTTAATAAAGTAAGTAATAATGAGTTTAGATAATGCTTACTTGGAGTTAATTATTGGGCCCATGTTTTCAGGTAAAACGAGTCGTCTGGTGGACATCTATAAACAATGCGTGTTTTGTAATATTCCTGTATCAGTAATAAACCATTCAATTGATACTAGATATCATGATACGATGTTATCAACACATGATAAAGTAATGATCCCTTGTATCAAAACAAACCAAATATGTGATGTTTTAAATGTGATACAAGGAAGCCATGTCGTAATTATAAATGAAGGACAATTTTTTGATGATTTATATACAACGGTTGTTAGTTTATTGTCTGAAGGAAAGAAGATTTATATTGGAGGATTGGATGGTGATTTTGAAAGAAAGAAATTTGGGCAAATAATAGACTTGATTCCTTTGTGTGACAAGGTAACTAAACTAACATCTTTGTGTAGTATTTGTAAAAATGGAACACCGGGCATATTTTCCAAGAGGATTACCATGGAAAAGGAACAAACAATTATTGGATCGAATAATTACATCCCTGTTTGTAGAAAATGTTATTTGTTAGTGTAATTCGATAATATATTTATTAAAACGATTTAAATTAAACAATACAATAAATGTATAACAAAATGGTAAAGACTAATTCTAAAAAGGTAAAGGGTATTGTGAATGCTCCTGTTACTGAATCAATTGCTACTGCTAATGAAACTATTCATGCTACTGCTAATGAAACTATTCATGCTAATGAAACTATTCATGCTACTGAAACTATTCCTGTTATTATCAAAAATAAGATTCCAAAGATTTCTAAGAAAAAATCAACTTCAACCTTTGAAAAGGTTGATCCAAACTTAACCTTAACCTCAACCTCTGAAAAGGTTGATTCAACCTCAAATTCGCATTCAAATATTGTAGTTACTCCTTTACCAGTCGTAAAAGCTAAGCGCGGTCGAAAATCCAAAAAAGATTTATTAGCGGCTTTAAATAGTACAAATATATCTGCGCAAACAAATAGTATACAATTACAAATAAATGAAATTGATGGTGTATCAAATAATAATAGTTTAAATACATTAACAGACTTTCTTAATTCATCCAATAGTCTTGGTGATAATCAGTCTCTTATTACAGATATATTATCCAATACAGATATATTATCAAACACGGATATATTATCAAACACAGAAATATTATCCAACACAGAGATATTATCCAATATTGATCAAAAACCAATTATAAAAAAACGAGGACGAAAGCCAAAAGGTGGCAAAATTATACAGCAAGTTGTGCCTATTTTTAACCAAAAAGTTGAACGTCCAAGTATTATGTTACATTTAAAATGTTCCATGAAGGATTTACAAACTCCTATAAATTCATCATGTCAAATAGAATCTTTTGCATTCGCATCTAAGAATAATTTATCATATGAATTATTAAATTCATCCAATTCATCTAATTTATTAAATTCATCCAATTTATCCAATATAAATGATAGTAAACAATATATTGAGAATAAAATACAAAATCAATCATCAAATGATGACGCATACGATGATGATAATGACGATGATGATGATGAGGTACATAATAAAGATAATAACAAGGAAATTTGGAGAAAACTAAAACAATTGGAACATAATTTACATATTAATAATATAAATAACAAGAAATCAGCATGCTTCTGGTGTACATGCGACTTTGATAATCCTCCTGTATATATCCCAAAGCATTTTATAAATGAGTCATATCATGTTTATGGCTGCTTTTGTAGTCCTGAATGTGGTGTCGCGCATCTAATGAATGAATCAATTGATAGTTCTGCCAAGTTTGAGCGTTATCATTTATTAAATCATATTTATTCAAAGGTATTTGATTATAAAAAGAATATTAAACCAGCGCCAAATCCATATTATATGTTGGAGAAATTTTATGGAAATTTGTCTATTCAAGAATATCGATCATTATTGCGAAACGAGCGTCTATTCTTAATTGTAGATAAACCACTAACACGAATTTTGCCGGAATTACATGAAGATAATGATGAGTTTATTTTAAATAGTAAGATAATTCCATCAAATAATTATCAGTTGAAATCGCGTATGCAAAAGAAGAAGCCAAATAAGGGATCTATTATGAATGAGAAATTTGGAATGCCAAATCAATCATCGTCCGCATTATCAATGAAATAAAAAATTAAAATAATAATATATCCAAATAGATATATTATTAATTATTACCAAATTTCAGTTCATTCCTTTTTATGTTTAAACACTTATAATCATTTTTTATTTTTCTTACCATGTTCATTCTCATCCGATTCCTTTAAATTTGTGATTACCTGTTCCATATTTACCGGATTTTTTTCTCTATATGCTTTCATAGATCCATCTAGAGTATGTCTGAGTTGTTTATATACCTCCTGATTAACTGATTTGATTTTAATTTGTTCGGTTTTAACATCTGGTATACCCATGTAGTCCCTTAAAACTCGCATTACAGAATATCCCAATTCACCTAATTTTAATTTTGCTGTAGCCTCATCATAATTTGTTTGAGACATTACTTTGTTAACAAGATCACTTATGTCATCATTACATATAATATTAATTTTGTCCGACATCTATATAAATAGATTAAATATTTTCTAAATCATATTAAACGAATAGTGTTATAGTATAATATTAACGTAGAATGTCCCAAACAAATTTATCCCATAATTTAGATAAGATTATCCAAATGATTAGCATTGAACAATTGCTTGGATTAATGAAACAGCTTAATTTAGGTAATAATAATACTGCTACTACTGCTGCTGTCGCTACTGCTGGTATAGATGTAAAGAGTGTAATCAATGCTTATGAAGCAGAAATTACTACAAATAATAGTAATAGTAATAGTACTAATAATAATGAGTTAAGTAATATAACTTCAGAAATTCAAAAAATTCATTCTCAATTGGAAAATCTGAATAATAGTTTATCAATTATAATTAATAAAATTTCAATCTTAGAGTCTAAATCAGTTGATCATGAGTTAGATGAAGAACATATAACACTTACAATTGAAGAAAAGAGTGATAATCTAAATGATAAAACAAAAAATGAAAATATAATTAAATTTGAAGAAGATATAGATGATGATGTTAGCTTAGAAGAAGAAGAAGAGGAAGAAAGCTTAGAAGATCTTGTTAAAAGCTTAGAAGAGGAAGTCGCTGAAAGCTTAGAGGAAGAAGTCGATGAAAGCTTAGAAGAGGCAGTCGATGAAAGCTTAGAAGAGGCAGTCGATGAAAGCTTAGAAGAGGAAGTCGCTGAAAGCTTAGAGGAAGAGGAAAGCTTAGATGAAAATGAGGCAGAGGAAAGCTTAGAGGAAGATGAGGCAGATGAAAGCTTAGAAGATGAGGCAGAGGAAGTCGCTGAAAGCTTAGAAGAAGAAGTAAGTACTATATTACAAGAAGTAGTCACTCGCTTAGAAGAGGAAGAGGAAGAGGAAGAGGAAGAAGAAGAGGAAGAGGAAGAAGAAGATACTGAATCTGAAATATCTGCTGATTCAGTTGAAGATGTTAAGGAATCTGTAATAGAAGAAGCAGACGACGAAGAAGTATTCGAAATTGAAATCGACGATATCACATATTACGCAACAGATGAAGAAAATGGAATTTTATATGAAGTTGATAAAGACGGAGAAGTTGGTAAAAAGGTAGGTATAATTAAAAATGGAGAGCCAATTTTTTCGTAATATAATATAAGTAAATACATGGTAAATATATGTGCTCCAGCTCTAATTTATTTGGCATTTTCACTAACACAAATAGTGATCGATACCTTTAAAGGGCTGTATAATACAGCATTTTTTAAAGTAATTGTGATGATAATTATAACTATTTTATTAAATACATTATGTCAAGGAGGAATGACAATTATCTCATGGATTATTGTATTTGTCCCATTCATGTTTATGTCTCTAATTGTTGGAATACTTTTATATGTGTTTGGGTTAGATCCAGCGACTGGTACGTTAAACTTTAAATGTAATAATAGGTTAGACTCAGGTAATACAACTGCTAGCTCAAATACAAATGCTAGTGTAAGTAGCACTACACTAGTGACACCTTCAGGGACATCGGATCCAGCATATAACTAATCCTAAACACAATTAATATTAAATTAGAAACTATTTAAATATTAAATACAACTTTAGTATATGTTTATGTTTCTCCTTAAAGGATTAAGTATATTTCTTATGTTTCATTTTTATAAAAATAGATACCCAAAAGATTTTGATGAGTATTCGAATAAATTGTTTGAATATCTCAAAAATAACGACACCTTAAAGCCAGTTATGCCATATATAATCAAGATTGGCTACACATTTATTTACATCTATAGTTTTTTTCAAATCACATTAAATAAGATAATTAAATATACCTTACCTTATGTTAGGTCAATAAGAGACAATACATGTGAATGTTTGATAAAGAATAATATTATTTCAGATAAAATGTTATGTAAAGTATATAAAAGTTCTAATATAAATGTCAATATAAAATCAGTTATTTCATTTTTCAATGACGGTTCTTCTATATTTAAAAAAGAGTTACAAACTGGTTTCAAGGATCTAACACCATTAGATATTAAAACACATGAACCTGATAGTTATGATTTGCTAACAATTAAAGATGTAATGACAAACACTACAGATATAATGGATGGTTGTAATATAATTACATTCGCAAATAAGCAAATACCAACTGTGTTTGAGGCTGAACTATCTAACATAAAATTTATAGCATTATATTTGAAATATAATGATAAGAGCTATAGTATCGAATTATTTAAAGATAATAATAATTATTATGTTGTAGGGAATGTGATTAACATCGCATTTTTGAAATATTATTTAATAAATGTATTAAATGTTACGATTGATATTAGCAGCAAACCATTTACATATACATTGGAACTGATGGATCATAATTTAAAGATGGTTTATATCAATGAAACTGAAAGTATTATCATTCAAAAGGATGATTATATTATTGATGGAAGAATCGTGAGTTTGCCAAAGGTAGAATTAAAATTAGAAACAAAATTAGAATTAGTACCAGGAATAGAATCAGTCGCAGATGATGAAAATGTATTAGAATCAGTCGCAGATGATGAAAATATATTAGAATCAGTACTAGATGATGAAAATACAAATTCTGATTACATAAAAGATAAAATAGATTAAATAATAAATTAAATAATAGTTTAAATAATAGTTTATATAATAGATTTAAATAATAATATATAAAATAATTTAAAAAAATTGAAGTAATATATGTATAATGGTGACTCCAGTAACTGAAATAACAATGGACATTGATAACAAATCAACTAGCAGTAATTTATCCATATCCGCCACATCATCGGATATACATAATAAGGATGAATTTAATAAGTTAGGAAACAAATGGAATTTGTGGGCACACCTGCCACATGAAACAGATTGGTCGACAAATAGTTACAAAAAAATATATAAATTTGAGACTGTCGAAGAAACGATTGCTATAACTGAGTCATTACCAGAATCATTAATAAAAAACTGTATGCTTTTTATAATGAAAGACGGAATTATTCCTATGTGGGAAGATCCAAGAAACCGTAATGGGGGATGCTTTTCATACAAAGTTTCTAATAAAAATGTTTGCGAAGTTTGGAAAGAATTATCCTATGTGCTTGTTGGAGAAACAATTAGTAACAATGTACAATTTGTTAATGGAGTTACTGGTATCACCATATCACCCAAAAAGAATTTCTGTATTATTAAAATTTGGATGACGAATTGCGATAATCAAAATCCGGCAGTTGTTACAAATGATATAAATGGACTTATACCTCAGGGATGTTTATTTAAGAAGCATACACCTGAGTTTTAGTTTTAGATTTAGATAATAAATATATAATACATTTAATAAAAAGGTAATGAAAATGTGTAAATGTGTAAATGTGTAAATGTGTAAATGTGTATATAATATATTTTTTATATTATATATTATTTAATAGTAAAATAAATAACTTAAATATAAATTGAAAGATTTAAATATAATAATGAAAAAAACAAATAACTCCAAGCAAAGGGCCACTATTTGTTTAAATATGATTGTCAAGGATGAATCCCATATTATTAAAGGGACGCTTGAAATGTTATGTAATAAAATAAACTTTGATTATTGGGTTATTTGCGACACTGGATCAACTGATGATACACCAAAAATTATTACAGATTTTTTTAAACAAAAGAAAATAAAGGGTGAACTTCATAATGAAAAATGGGTAAATTTCGCACATAATAGAACAAGTGCGCTAGAAAAAGCATATAAAAAAACAGATCTATTGTTAGTTTTTGACGCAGATGATGAATTACATGGAAATTTTAATGTCCCCCAAGAAGTATCATTTGACGAATATCATATGAAATTTGGATCCGCTCATGGTACTAGTTATACGCGTGTATTATTAATAAATAATAAAAAACGATTCAAATATTTCTCAGTGATCCACGAATTTATTAGTTGCCAAGAGCCAAATAGCACATCGGCTGTTATTGATGGTGATTATTATGTAGTTTCAGGTCGGAGTGGCAGCCGAAATAAGGATCCAGATAAGTATTTAAAAGATGCGTTGGTTTTAGCAAGCGCCCACGCTGAAGCTCTTATAACCAAAGATCCACTTTATTTAAGATATGCTTACTATTGCGCAAATAGTTACAGAGACTGTGGCAGATTTGAAGATGCTATTAAATGGTATAAGATCACACTAAGTCAAGATAATTGGGCACAAGAAAAATATATGGCATCTTTAAGTATTTATGAATGTTATAATTCATTAAATCAAAAGGAAACTGGCTTTTTTTACCTGATTAAAGCGTTCACATATGACCTAGAAAGGGTTGAATGTTTATATCCATTGTTAGTTCACTACTGTTGCGATAATATGAATAAAGTAGCATATGGATATTATTTAAATGTCAAAGACTTTTTTGAAAACAAATATTTGACTACATCAATGACATCCAAATTATTCATAAATCAGGATAAAGCCAACTTTTTTGTTCCTTATTATATGGTATTAATTGCCGATAAAGTACAAGATTTCCCCTGCGTAGTTAAAATGTATGAGATTGTATTTACTAAAAAACAACCAATGTTTGAAACCTGGTATGTCAAGAATTTCTTATATAATTTACAATTTTTTGTTAGTCATGCTAAAGATCCAAAATTCATTAAAATGGCAAATGAATATATTCGGTTTTTAAAAAGTAATGGAGTACCACTTTATTCGTTTGATTTTTTGAAAGATTATGGTAAATTTGGAATTGAAATAAATGATATTTTTAACATCGAGGTTAAAAGAGACCCAACAAAATTCTCAAAAGATAAGTGTAAAGCATGTAAGAATATAATGATTTATACTGGATTTTCAAACATAGAATGGAACTATTCTTATATGAACAATAATGCGCTAGGTGGATCCGAAAAAGCAGTAGCATATTTATCACAGAATTTTCCAAGTGATTATCATATTTATGTAACTGGCGCCGTTAAAAATGAGACATTTGATAATATTAGTTATGTAAATTTGAGAGATATGCCAGAATTATTAAAAAACACTCCTTTTCACACAATTATTTGTTCAAGATATATTGCTTTCTTAGATATGTTCAAAGATGTGTCATTTTACCAGTATTATATTTGGGCACATGATACACATTTGATTCACTATGGTTCTAATTTACAAGATGTAGAAATCGTAATAAAATGGTCAAAATATATAGATGGTTGTATTTGTCAAACTAAATGGCATGCGGATGAATATATTAGTAAATATCCCCAATTAAAGGATAAAATTCACACCATTAATAATGGGATAAATACATCAGTATTTTCATCTGCTAATGTCAAGCAACCTAACAAATTTATATATTCATCTCGAACTGAAAGAGGATTAGTAATTGTGTTGGCATTATGGCCTCAGATATTGAAAAAGTTACCGGATGCTCAATTGGTTATTTCAACATATACTAAGTTCCCAGGAGATCAAGAAGAGGAACGCATCAAGGGTATTATTGATCAATACCCCGATAGCATTAAACATCTAGGGCAGTTAAACACGGAACAATTATACAAGGAAATGAGTAGTGCTGAATATTGGTTATATCCAAGTATTTATCCTGAAACATCATGTATTACCGCATTGGAAATGCTCATGTCTGAGGTAATTTGCTTATATTATCCACTTGCTGGATTACCTTATACAATGAAGGAATATGGAATCCAAATGAACAGAGGAAATGAAATAGAGAAATTATGTAGTTTAACAACGGAACAGAAAACAGAGATGCGAATCAATGGTCGAAAATATGCTGAAAGTTGTTCATGGACATCTAGAGGGAATGAATGGAGTGAATTGTTAAATTTATCAAATAAATTAATTAATACATCTAATACATCTACAAAAGATGATGATAAATGGTGGATTTATGGTGAAAACTATTTTCCAGAAGTGCTGGAGGAATACAAAGCAGGTTTAAAAACAAAACATAATGTGGAAATTACAGATGATTTTAATTTAATAATAAATTCAAAACCAACCCATGTATCATTTATATATTGTATTAATGAACAATTATATGGCTTATTACTTAAATTATATCCAAAATGTATTGTTAGTTTGTTTAATTTAGAACCATTAAATTTGACTCAACGAAAAATGAATATTATTGCTAATTACAATAAATATAATCATTTAAAAATTTATGACTATAGTTTGTCTAATATAAGAATATTAGTTGAAAAAAATATTACAAATGTTGAACATATGCCTTATATTGTTACACAGACCGAGACAAATAAATTAAGGATTTTAAATGAAAGTACTGAGAAGATATATGATTTTGGTATTTTAACTGGATCAGGAGCTCCAAATAATTCCATTTCTGAATTGGGTCCCAAAAGAAGAGCAGTTGTTGAGTATTTGTTATCTAATGGATTTACAGTAAATATTATAAAAGAATGGAAAGACAAAAGAGATATCGAATTAGCAAAATGTCATATTATATTGAATATTCATGGGCAAATGAACCCGACTCCAGGTGTGTGGGAAGATAGTCGAATATTTGAGCATGTTAGATGTGACCGGCTTATTGCTGGAGGGCTTAGAATATTATCCGAAACATGTGACTATTTAGATTACAATAATTATGACGTTAATAAAGTTAAATTCATTGACTTTGAACAATTTAAGCATATCGAAAATGTTTCTAATGTTATTGATATCAGTGGTAGCAGTGCTAGTGATAGTATTAGTACCAAAGTATGGGAGTCAATCAAATGCTCGTCTAAAACCGATATAACACCCGCCAAAAATTATTGCTTTATCCACAGTTGTAATTTGAGTAACGTCGGAATTTATCGCCTTACATATCTCATTGATAAGCTTAATAGCAGTAAATGTATCGACATCTTTGAGAAGATTTTTATTAACAACATTGGGCTGCCAATTGAAAACACATATGGCGACAAGTTTGTAGTAACTAATTATTCCGATAACTGCCACTTATATGAAGCGCCGACTGTAAATAAAATGAAGCACTTTTCATTAGAGAATGGAACTGAAAATGCTAATATTCTTTATATACATACCAAGGGTGTCCGATATAGTAAGGACGATCAAAAAGAGAATGACTGGATTGACCTGATGATGTATTTCTTGGTTGAAAAGTATCAAACATGTTTGGATCGATTGGCGCAGAATTTTGATGCGGTTGGTTGTAATTATTATTGCGTCCCGAGCAGAAATATTCCGCCGCATTTCAGTGGCAATTTTTGGTGGGCTAGATCTAGTTATTTGAAGAATATTGCCGATGTAGATGAGAGCTTACAAGACCGAAATACATCGGAATATTGGTTATTCCGCAATAATCCTGTATACCACAATTTGTATTCGTCTAATATAGATCATTATATGCAGGCTTATCCAAGACACTTGTATGAGAAGTAAGAAGTCAGAAGTAAAAAGAAATGATATATTATTTATTTTAATTAATATATTATTTGGTTATAGATTTATTACATAAATAGATTACCTTAATTGATTTGATTGATGTATAAAAACAATGAATAATACGTTGGCGCCCAATTACCTCCACCCGCTTTATGTCCTAAATTCACATTTACGTTTATATGAGATGTGGTACCTGTTGTAACCTGTACGGTGTCTGTAAAATTAAAAGTAGATGTTGCTATTACTGTTCCTGTTGATATAAATGTTTCATTCACCGATCTATTTGAAGAAGGTAAAAGTATATTAGCTGTTGTATTTGGGTAAGTTCCAGTTCCACCACTGTTTATAAATTGTAATTGTAATCCACCAGTTGGTTCAGTTGTATTTATAACCATTGTTGCTTGAATATTAAATATATATGTTGTGCTGACGGCTAATGTCGAGCTATTATTAGCAGCAGTGAGTGGAACATCCCAAGTTGATATGGTTGTCCATTGACCAGCCGTTATACCAGTTCCAGTATATCCAAAAGAACCAGTTGCGCCTGTATATCCAGTTCCAGTATTTCCTGTATAACCAATCGAATATTGAAGATATTGATTAAATTTTTCAACAGCCGAAGCGCCTGTCGCGCCGGTATGTCCAGTGGCGCCAGTAGCACCTGTAGCACCTGTATAACCGATGGAACCAGTCGCACCAGTAGCGCCAACATTTAACAATGAATAAATAGGTCCAAAATATCCGGTGCCTCCTGGAGTAATTTGTTGCGCAATTAAATCAAATCCTGGGGCGCCTGGCGTGCCTGTTGGGCCAACATGCCACCCACCAAGGGATCCAATAGGCACTAATGGGTCAATTTCTGGTCCCAAATTTATATAAGGCGTCGCAAATCCATTTTCTGTATAAACAATCCCTGCTAAATTTGCCCCAATTTTTGCTAAAAGCGGTCCTCCCGGGTTTTCAAATAATATTGTTCCAGGTCCTATTGACATATCTTTCCATGTATTACCAGGCACTCCCAATGAATATGTATTTGTTATACTTGGTACTAAATTTCCTGTAATTACAAATGACGGACGTGATCCTGTTGCTCCTGGATCTCCTGGATCTTGTCCAGGGTTATAATAATGTATTCCATCTGAGTAATATACTCCAGTTGTTCCAGGTTCAGATGGATAAGATAATAATAAAGATGCGGTAGCACCAGTAAGCCCAAATGAATCTATAACAGACAATGGCGGACCTGCTGCTCCAGTAGATCCAGTGGCACCAGTATCACCCTTTGCTCCAGTGGCACCAGTTGATCCAGTGGATCCAGTAGCTCCAGTAGCTCCAGTAGATCCAGTGGCACCAGTATCACCCTTAGATCCAGTGGCACCAGTAGATCCAGTAGCACCAGTGGATCCAGTGGCACCAGTATCACCCTTTGCTCCAGTGGCACCAGTAGATCCAGTGGCACCAGTAGATCCAGTGGCACCAGTAGATCCAGTGGCACCAGTGGATCCAGTAGCTCCAGTAGATCCAGTGGCACCAGTGGCACCAGTAGATCCAGTAGATCCAGTAGATCCAGTAGATCCAGTGGCACCGGTGTCTCCCTTTGCTCCAGTAGATCCAGTAGATCCAGTAGCACCAGTAGATCCAGTAGATCCTGTGGAACCAGTACTACCAGTTGCTCCTGTGGAACCAGTATCACCCTTTGCTCCAGTGGCACCAGTAGATCCAGTTGCTCCAGTAGATCCAGTGGCACCGGTGTCTCCCTTTGCTCCAGTAGATCCAGTGGCTCCAGTTGATCCTGTGGAACCAGTTGATCCAGTACTACCAGTTGCGCCAACAGGTCCAGTAGCTCCAGTAGATCCAGTGGCACCTGTGGAACCAGTATCACCCTTTGCTCCAGTGGCACCAGTAGATCCAGTAGATCCAGTAGAACCTGTGTCACCCTTTGCTCCAGTAGATCCTGTTGCTCCAGTGGCACCAGTTGATCCTGTAGAACCAGTTGATCCAGTGGCACCGGTGTCTCCCTTTGCTCCAGTGGCACCAGTTGCTCCTGTGGAACCAGTTGATCCAGTGGAACCAGTTGCTCCTGTGGAACCAGTTGCTCCTGTGGAACCAGTTGCTCCTGTACTACCAGTGGCACCAGTTGATCCAGTGGAACCAGTTGATCCAGTTGGTCCTGTATCACCTGTGCTACCAGTGGCGCCAGTTGATCCTGTA